GTCAGCCCCGACCAGGCGCACCGAGACGGTCGCCGGGAGATGACCCCCGGCGCCGTCCATGACGGCGGGGATGACGACTTGGGTCATGGCTTAGGGCGTAATGGCGTTGGTGAAGAGGTAGCCCGCGGCACTCCAGGCCACCAGTTCCTTGACCGACTCCGTCACCTTGAGCATTTCCACGCCCTTCTTGCCGCGCGCTGGGTCGAAGTAGGTGCCAGCGGTGCGGCCTTCATATTGGGCGGTCATGGCGAAGGTGGGCATCACGGTCTGAGCCGAAGCCAGGCCGGTTTCGATGCGGGTCAGGGCGGCGAAGTTGCCCCACACCCGGCCATAAGAGCCAGCCTGGCCCTTCTTGGCGGCGTCCTTCCAGGCGGCGCCGATCAGGACGCGATCCAGGCCCAGCTCGGCAGCGAAGTCCGCCAGGATGGCCGAGCCCCGAGTGCTGGCGGTGCCGTAGAGGCGGCTGATGACCTTGGGGTTCTTGCGAATCCCCAGCCATACGTCCGGCCCGAGGGTCAGCGTGTTGGGCCGGATCATCATGTCGTTGGCGGCGCCCTCGATATAGCCGATGGGGTCGCCATTGGTGGCATCGTCGAAGTAGTATTTTCCAGCATTGCCATCGAGGGTCAGCTTGAGGGCCGAATCGTAATTGCCGGCGCCAAAGATGAGATCCGCTACCCGAACTTCGCGGTTGCGCAGCAGTACCTGGGTGAGATTCTCCACCGCCATTCCGCGAGGATCGGCCTTGTTGGCCTGAGCGGCGCGATCAACGTCAACCAAAGGCACCGGGGCGGCCAGGCCGCGGTCGATGGTGCGATCCGTCTCGTCCGACTGGGCGAACTCCAGTTCGTTGAGATGGCCGGTGCGCGAGATGGTGTCGTCAGGATGCTGGAAGCGATCCTTGGTGGTTACCTTGGTGTACTGGAACAGCTCGCCCGCCACTGGGACGCGCGGGCAGACTTGATCGGCGATATAACCCTCGTCCGAGATCGCCATGGCGATGCGGGTAAGGTGCGGGACAATGACGAAAGGCTGGCCATTGGCAGCAACGGAAGTAGGCATTTAGATTCTCCTGTAGTGCCTTAGGACCAGAGCAGGATAGGCAGGATGTCGCCTGCGCTGGCGCTGGCCAGGGCCTTGCCGATGATGACGTTGCCATTGCTGGCGACGACCGCTTTGCCGTTGGCGTCGGACGTAAGCTGGTTGCCGCGGGTAATCGAGCCGCCGGCCTCTACCTCGCCCACGCCCACGAGGGTGATATCCAGGACTTCGCCAGAGGCGGCGCCGATCTGCCCGGATACACCGATGATGGCGTCGGTGGCGGCAGCAGCTTGGACGATGGCGGTATCCGATCCGCCGAACTTGCACAGGCGATAGGGATTAATGGACCCGCCTGCGGTAAAGGTCTTGTCGAGAAGTGGGTTACGCCACATGGTTTAGCTCCCGGTACGATCTTGGTTGAGTTCGACCGCGGCAACCGCGGCGGCGAAAGAGATGGGTTGTCCGGCGGCGGCCTGCTTGGAGCGATACGCGCGCGCTCGGTTGGCCACTTCGGTATCCGTAGGGGCCTGGGAAGCGCCATGGCGTTCGCTGGTGGCCACTTCGCTGAGTTCCACCAGGGGTGGCAGGCCGGACAAAAAGGTTTTCAGCCAGGTGGCGCCAGCGGCTGGAGTGTCGTCGCCGGGAGTGGCAAAGCAGACAGCCGGATCAGACTGTTCCAGGCGCAGCACGATCTCGGCCAATGCGGGCACATCAGCCGGTCGCAGCCGTGCTTCAGTGGCCAGGCCATCGCAAAAGGCCACGACCGCGGCACGGCGCAGACTGGCGACCTGGGCGGCGGCCTCGGCTTCGCGTTGGGCAACAGCGGCCTCGCGGGTAGCGAGATCCGCTTGCAGGGTGGCCAGCGCAGCTTCCCGCGCGGCCAAATCGACAACTTCGGGAATGTCAGGCATGGCATTACTCGGTGGGGTGGAAAACAGAATGGTGGTGCCGTCATCGGCGGCGAGATCGGCGCCCATGAGTCCCGGAATCGCCGGTGGCGTGGCGCCGAGCACGCCAAGATGGCGCACATAGGGGCGGCCTGGCGTGGGCGAGCCGGGGTGATCGGCGGGCCAGAAGCTCAGGGACCGTTGGGGATAGCGACCCGAGTTGACGGCTTCGGCGAAGGCAGGATCGACGTTGATGGGGGCGCCAAACAGCCCTTCCGGGGTGGCCTCCAGCGTCTCCAGCCAGCCGAAGGCGGGGCTATTGGTTTTGGGATGGCCGATGACCAGCGGCGCCTTGTACAGCGCTGGGTCATAGGACGCGGCCAACTGCGCCAGAAGCTCGGGCGTTAGGCTCACGTCCTGGCCGTGCATATCGGTGAAAGTCCCGATACGGGCGAGATGCAGGGGGGATTTACTCATGCCGCCAGTGTCGCGCGCGGGGAGGATGGCGGGAATTAACGGGCGTTAGTTATGTGATAGCGGGGAGGATGGGGCGAAAAAAGATGCAAAAAACTTCGTTTCTGCCCTTGCTTATGATGAAAGATGGTATATAATATTAATCATATGAGAGGGAAACAAGGAGGAGGCAGGGGGAGACGCCCCGAGGGGACAGAGGCAACCGGCTCAGCCGACCCACCCGATAAAGCCCCGCCCTTGCCTGCGAGACCACTAACGATAACGACGCAACCGGAGAGAGACGATGAAAGTTAACACCACAAATTACCACGCAGCTCACGGCCAAGCCCCCAACGGACGCGAGCCTGGCGCCTGGTCCTTCGATCTGTTTCGGGACCATGCTTGCACCACGATCACCACGCCCAACCCGATGAAGCTCGCCGCCGCCAAGCAATGGGCCCTACGCGAAGCGCGCCAGATTGGCGGGATTGATGAGATCCAGGTCGCATCTTAACCAACCACCCGCCCCAATGACGGGGACAACCCGGAGAGAGATCATGTACCGCTGCAACAACCGCACTTTCGAGACGATTACCGAAGCCAAGGCCGAAGCCCGAGCCGCGCTGATCGGGCGCGCTCATAACGCATACGAGACTATTTACGAGTGGGAAGGTGGGGATATCGACCTGCGAGACGGCTTCTGGTGCCCGGTTGCGCGGGCTGAATACAAGGGCAACAAGATCGTGGTGCCGAGATGAGCAACAGAGGCGGCGCCCGCCCCGGTGCCGGACGCAAGCCCGGCCCTGACCCCAACGCAGAACATCGCACCAGGCGGATGATTATGCTCAACGATAACGAAGTGAATCAGGCGCGGGCCTTGGGTCAGGGCAATATCAGCGCGGGGGTCAGGCTGGCCCTAACCCTGGCCAATCGCCGCCCGCAAGGCGCGGGTGAGGATGTCCATCACTTCATCGTGAGCGGCGGGGGTTAGATCACCGCTGGCGGTCATGGGCAGGAAGGGACGTGCAGGAATGGGCGCTGGGTTGCCGCGCGGCGTGTTATACATCCGATTCTGCGGGTTGCCGAACTGATGGACGGCGGCATACTTGAAGGCGCGCCCGGCGCCGACCCATGCGGAATTGCGATCTCCACCGTGGATGATGCCAGACGACAAGCCGCCCGCGCTCTGTTGCAAGATAGGATGGGCACTGCCGCGCTTCTTGACAGTTACCGGGCTCAACTGCGGCCAGCCGGGGCCTTCATTGAGGAAGGCATAATGGGTCAAGTTGCCCAGGCCGCGCCCAATGTCCTCCATGATCGGCGTCAGGTCGGAGACGTGGCGAATCAGTTGGGCCAGGCTGGCCTGTACCTGCCGGTCGTCAATGGTGATGGTGATGGGGGCGGTCATGGGGACCCTGCCTCTTGTGCCGCTTTGCGCAGTTTCTTCGCTTGCTTGGCAAAATCCTTCTCATACTGCCGAAACTCCGCATTCTGATCGGCAATCGCCTGGGCCTGATCTAGCAGGACGAGCGCGTCAAGTATCAGCTTTTCGTGCTTAAGGTTAAATTGCTTGATTTTCTCAGGGCTAATCATTCATGTCACCTAAGTCATCGTAAAACCTTAAAAGATTCTCGATGTCACGATCAACCGCATCGGCCAAATACCAGGCGAAGTCTTCAGGGCTCGCATCCTCATAAACCCGGCCAATGGTCACGATCAAGTCTTGCAACTGATCATCACCCAGCCATGCCGCGCCTCTCTTGATTGTAGCAGTAACATCATGAGTCGGTATGACTTCCTGGATAATCCCAGCAAGGGCATCATCAAAACCATCTTGGCCTTGCCGGCTTTCCCACTTGGCTAGTAGGTCATCCATTTGTTTACTGTTGCGAGTCGAATAGACCTTCTTGCCACCAAGCGCGTCCATGACGTGATTTAACAATGTGTTAGGCGAATAATTGCCATCAGCATCCAATACCGGATAACCATACTGGCGCAAATTTTCCGCCATGCCGTCAAAACTATCGCCATTGCTTGTGAAGATTCTGAAAATTGAATGGCCTCGGCGCTTGAATTCAGCAGGGTCAACGCCTTCTAATTCAGCATCGTACTTGCTCAAGCCTCCTGATTTGGCAATGGCCGTCAGAATATCATCACGTTCAGGATCAATGCGTCTCAGAGTACGGTACGCTTTCGCTTGAGCCGCCTGCTTGTTGCGCATCTTCGCCACAGCCGCAGCTTGCTCCACATCGTTGATTCCCGCCTGAACCGCCATCCTAACCCCATCCCCGAGGTCGGTCGCCTTGGCCATCAGCCTATCCACCAGCGCCCTCTCGGCGCCGTCTGAGCCGGGGATGTTATCCCATCCCGGATCGGCCCACAGAATATCCCGCTCGCCGGGACGGGTCTTGCTGGGGACGGACACGCCGCGCTGAATCCATCGCTGGGGGGTGGCTCCCGTCAGGGGGTTGACCGGCTTCTTGCCGGGTGGCTCGCGTTCGAGAATCTGGATATCTTCAGCGGGTTTTAGGCCGTACTTTTCGAGTTCGCGGTCTGATAAATACCTTGCTGAACATCTGCAATTGTAGCCCGACGGAGGAGAAATAATTTTCCAGGCAGGGCTGTCGATCCTGAAGACGTGCCCATGCAAGGCCGCATGAGCCGGCCTCGACCGATGGTCCCTGATGGCCATGTACTGCGCCCACGGTGCCCGGTCGATTTGCTCCATGGCCTGGCGATGCCGCCCCGCCATCAGGGCCGTCTGGAGGTTGGTCGCGTAAATCGTGTGCAGGCGCCTGAGTGATCCGTCCTTACCGCCCCACCAGCCCTTGCGCTTGAGTACATCCACCAGTTGATCGGCGAACCACTTCTCATGGTGGCCCTCGTCCAGCGCTTGCTGCACGGCAGAGCGGATATCCGTCAGCACGTCCAGCTTGGCCAGGTTGGCAACCGTGAACAGGTGCGAGTGCTGCGGTCCGTCCATCTCCCAGTAGGGGCCGCTGAGCTTGAAGCCCTTGGCGGCCAGGTAGTCCGCCGCGCGCTCAGGGCGCAGACGAAAGAGGGCAGAGAGCGCGCCAAGATTGGCCATGTTAGGCCCCAGCCTCCGCAGCTACCTCAATCCTGCCCAATGCGTCAGCAGCAGCTAGGCCACGCATCAGAAGAATTTGCATAAAGCTGTCATCCAGCAGCCCGTACCAATCATCCATCTTGCCCATTATTTCCTCTGGTGTCATGCCATCGGCCAACGCGGCAACGATCGGCTCTAGTAAGCGCTCCATAGCCGCCTGCTGCTCGGGACTCTCGCGGCTGGATTCGGCATCAATCAGGTTTTGGGCATCACGGGTTGATCCAATCTCTTGAGCCAGGGCTACCGACGGGTCCGCCTCGGGGTCGGGGCCATCGCCATCATCCTGCTCTGGCGCTGGCACCTGGTTCATGGGTAGGGTGGCAGGATCAACCTCGGGCGCCAGGTCCTCCTCCTCCAGATCGTAGGTACGCAGCCAATAGGCCCGAGTGAGCTTGGCACCCGCCTCG